CTATAACTTAAGCAGGAACTACGTTCCCACCCACTACCATTTAGTCTCTGAACTGCACGGCGGTTGTATCTCTTCTAACAACTTAGCCGCTTGGCTGCGGATTGCCCATTGTAGCATCGATTGCATTTTTACCATACCTGAGTTAAGTTCTCAGCCATTTTTCTCTTCCGAAAAAAACTTGGTAGCAATCGCTTTAGGGTGTTCCCGCAATTTGATAATGTTGCCAACTTCGTAATTTTTCCTTCGTAAAAATTACTCGTTGACTAGCAGCTGTGGTCATTCTTACGAATGGGTGGATCCACTAACAGACTTGCCGGGGTACTTATTCCACTTTGTACCCCCTGACTGCTTTTCAACCCCCTTTAATATGTCGAGGTAATCTGAGGGTTGCCCGTAAGGTAAATATCCTGTGCACCGTAAGCGACAAGCTGCATAAGGCCACCGGATCCCATGTCTGTTTATACCTGGTGGAAAGAAAAAAATTTTTCCGAAACGGGAAAAATCCGGGAATTTACTTTTTTGCCTTAAACATTTCAAGGATCTAGATAGAGTATCCAAGACATGCTCTCTCTCGATCAACTACTCGCAGGTTCAGCACCGATCAAACCTACTTCCACTGCGTCTTCGGATTCTCGTAAGACATTAGAAGCTTACCATGAATTAGAATTAGAAAAAATTCGATCACAAACAAAATCTCTTCCTGAACTACAACTACAAGTAAGCACTCTTCAAGGTCAACTGAATGAAGAAAATGCAAAATCTCCTTTTCTCTTTCAACTTGATTTAGCTTCTATGAAACGTTGTCAAGAAAAAGAAACAGAACTAGAAAATCTTCAAACAAAGATTAAGAAAATAGAATCAGGAGAAGAAGAAGAAGACTATTTTTTACGAGTGGGTGAAATTCTTTTTTCCTATGCTGATGCTCGTGAACGCATTGCAAAAGGAGAACAAACAAAAGAACCTGTACGCAAAGCACGTATCCCTGTAAATAGTGTATTTACTTATTTTGAAAAAGATACAGCAACTAGTACAATTTCTACGCCTCCTACAGTAAGTACATCAAGAGTGTGTGCGAGTGAGATTGTTACAGATATTGGGTTTCATCGCGATAAAGCATTAGAACATTATTTAACTGCATTAGATCCTACGAATATTCAACATGAATTAACCTCTGATACATTTGAAGAACAATATGGAGATTGTCCTTTTTGTGAAACTGAAATGTTATTTTATCAAAATGAAGCAATTTTAAGCTGTTCCACCTGTGGTCATCAAGATTTTATCTTGGTTGATTCTGAGAAGCCCTCTTACAAAGATCCTCCTCGTGAAATGGCCTATTGTGCCTATAAGAAAGTAAATCATCTGAACGAATGGTTGGCCCAGTTTCAGGCGAAAGAAACTACTGAAATCTCAAATGCTATACTTGATCAAATTCGTGCTGAACTTCGTAAAGAACGCATCACCGATATGAGTCGTTTGAAAGCGTCTAAATTAAAAGAAGTTGTTCGAAAATTAAAACTAGTTCGGTGTTATGATCATGTAGCTCATATTTTAAATCGGTTGAACGGTATTTCAGCCCCTGCTCTAAGTCGTGAAATTGAAGATAAACTTCGTTTCATGTTCAAAGAAATTCAATTCTCCTTCGTCAAACATTGTCCCCCTGGTCGTTCTAACTTCCTCTCCTATTCCTTTGTTCTCTACAAGTTTTGCGAGTTGTTAGAACTTGATGAATATTTACCCTGTTTCCCCCTTCTTAAAAGTCGTGAAAAACTCTATCTTCAAGATAAGATTTGGGAAAAGATATGTTTTGACATGAATTGGCAATTTATAAATACGATCTGAGTAAAAAAACAGATTCTCATATTTCCGGTATCATTTTTTTAAAATTTAAAAAAATGATTTAAAATAAAAAAAATATATCTATTTATTATAAAAATGCCAGTCGATTACAAAAATGGAAAGATCTACAAATTATCTTGTCCTGATGGACATTATTATATTGGTTCAACTGCAATGAAATTAGAACAAAGATTATATTTTCATAAACATGCAATTACCAATAAAACACATGGTGGAACCTATACATACTTTCAAAAAATTCCAGTTGATGAAATAACAATTGAACTAATTGAGGATTGTCCCTGTGAATCAAAAAAGGAATTAAATGAATATGAAGATTATTACATTGAATTGGCAATGGAGGATTCGTTATGTTTGAATTCTCGTAGATCATATCGAACCGAAGAATATATTAAAAAATATGATAAAACATATTACGAAGAAAATAAAGAACATATTGCTACTATGTGTCGTGAATACTACGAAAAAAATAAAGAAAAAATTATTGAATATCATAAAAAATATATAGCAGAAAACAAAGAAAAAGTAGTAGCCTATCACAAGAAGTATCGTGTAGAAAATAAAGAAAAACGAAGTGACTACAACAAAAAATATGTTGCCGAGCATGTTGAAGAAGTGAAAGAAGCCAGAAAAACTCATTATGAAGAGAACAAAGAGGCTACATTAGCATCTAATCGTCTCTATGTGGAAACCCATAAAGAAGCTGTAAACGAATACAAGAAAAAATGGGCAAAAGAAAACTGTGCAAAACTAGCTCCTGCTAAGAAAGCGGTGCGAGATAAAAAAACAGCAGCGCGTGTATTACGCGATAGCACAAGTGTAACCTGTGAATGCGGTGGAACCTATCTGCCTCGTCATAAAGAGCGACATGCTGAAAGTAAAAAACATATAAAATTTCTAACACCTCTATGACCAATCTATATAAAGATCATACGTCTGACCATGTATTACTCCCTCTACAATTCTTTGAGGAAATTCATAGATAAGAATTGATGTATCAGTAAGAGTTGACTTCATCAATCCAGGAGATGTCAATGGTATTGTGCCAAATCCTTTTGCAACAACAGCAGGGATACGTGATCCACTTGGACGAATTAGAACTGTAGAATCAGGAAAACAAGCTTGAACTCCTTTTGCAATTTCAATTGTCGTGATGCCTCGTATAGTACTGCAATTACAAATACGTTCTGAATATGATTTCAAATTATTTTTTGCAGCAATCATTGCAGCTGTATAAATCTGTGCAATTTTTTCTTTTACATGTTGACAGCGGTGTTCTTCTGCTGCAATATCATGCAATTCTTGCATCGATTTCTTAGAGATTGAAACAAGAGACATTTTTTACAATTAATTATTTAATTGTAAAAAAGATCAATTTTATAAACATCTAAACATCCTTTCACAGAAGAGGAACAATCATGGCCACCATTGTTCTAGCCTTTGATCTTGGTATTAAAAATTTAGCTTTTTCTCAAGTTCGGCATGATCCCAGCGGCGTTGTTATCTTGCACTGGAACAACATTGATTTAACTGCAGGAGGAACTTCGTCCGAAACATCACGACGGTGCAAAGGTTGCAACGGCCCTGCTGCCTGGTGCAGTTCCGAAGGGCTTTGGTGCAAAGGGTGTGCCTCAGGCGTACGTCGTAAAAAGACAGCTACGTGCCGACCCTCTCACACTATTTTAGTGGGGGCTGAAAGTGGTACATTGCCAAAACTTCCTGCCCTTCGCAAACTTTGCGTGGGAATGGAACATCATAAAAAAGCTTCTCGTGAAACGGTATTAGCCTGGCTCGGCGATCGATTTATCTTGCCCTGGAAAGCGCCCAAGGCGCGAAATCCTTCCATGACCGAGATTCGTCGCGCCATTTCTTCCTGGTTAACGTCTATGTTGCCGACCTTTGCTTCTGCAACCTTGATTCGGCTAGAGAATCAACCGGTCTTGAAAGGTCCTACCATGAAATCTATTCAGATGATTCTGTTTACCTTGTTGGGAGAACGATTGGAGCGGGAACATGGGTGGACCGGTATGATTCAGTTTGTCCACGCAGGACGCAAAACGGCTAAATTGGAAGTAGAAGCCATTCCTGATGTGATTGAGGAGGCGGAGGAACGAACCTTGACAATTGAAGAGGAAGTGGTGACACCGGTGGTGATTGATGAAGGAGCCGCCTACCGTGCCCGTAAGAAGGCTACGGAAGAAGAAGTTGAAAAAATGCTTTCAGCTCCTGGATATGAAACGTGGAAAACGTTTTACGACGGGCAACGAAAGAAGAATGATTTGGCCGATGCACTGCTTATGGCGTGTGCTCCTGTAATTCGGATGGTATCAAGCTAATTCTTTTTAGTTTTAAGAAGTTCTAGAAAATCAAATTGTTCTTTCGTGACATTCATTCCGTTGGAAATTCCAGTAGAATGAAATTCAAAGAGACTATCCCCAAGAGTTTTCCATAGATGTCCTTTGGAGGATACATTTAGTTTTAACTCTAAATCTCGAGCATCATCGCGACCAAGAATCATAGTTTGATCATTGCATGTAATGGTTAACATTTTAAATATGTTGGAGATGATTATTTTAAGAAGTCTTCATTTTTTAGGGGTTTTTGCGGTTCTCAATTTGATAGGACTCCGTCCTATCAAATTGAGAACCACTATCCTCAATCCCCATGCGCAAAGCGCATGGGGATTGAGGATTGCGGTCTATACTTCACCCGCATAGCGGGTGAAGTATAGACCATAAGAAGGAATTACCGCCCCGTAGGGGCGGTAATTCCTTCTTGCGGTAAGGCCTCTAAACAGAAGTAAACAGAAAGAGATAGAAGCATGTCCTTTCCGGAGATTGAAGCCGTCCAGGATGTAGGTGCATCCTTTAACTTGCAGGACGTCGGCTCTCTTGATTTTGGACTTTTAGCCAATCATAAAAAGCTAGGGACTCCAACCCGTAGTGCCTCTCCCATGGTGGAACTAAAGGCCGATGACATTGAGGTGGTGAATCTGGATGAGGCCGGTCCTTCGATTCGGTTTGCCCCTCCTCCTGCCGACGAAGGCATCAAGATTCTACGCGATACCAATTCTGTCTTTCCCAAGCCCATTCCTATCAAACCTGCCGATCCTCCAAGCGCTCCTACCCGATCTTGGTTTTCAGGAGCTTCCTCTGATGTTCCTGCCGAACCTGCAGCTCCATCTGGTTTCAGTTCTTGGTTTGGAGGTGGCAGCAGCTCTACACCTGCTGCTGCTACTGTTGAAGCTCCCAAAGTTGCTCTCAGTCCTGAAGAGGAATTTACCAAGAAGGCGGAGGGTCTTGTTCTTTTGGAGCGCATGGATCGCAAGGGAGTCACGGGTAACAAACTTACTGTTGCCAATACACTGGATGAAATTCAGGCTGAAATTGCGAGGCGCAAGGACAGTCGTGCCCTCGAAGCCTCGCTTCGCTTTCAGAGAAATCTACTGACCACGGTCACCACGGGCATGGAGTTTTTGAATACTCGTTACGATCCAGTGGGTGCCAAGCTGGATGGTTGGTCGGAATCGGTCAATGAGAACATTGAAGATTACGATGAAATTTTTGAAGAGCTGTACGACAAGTACAAGGACAAGAGTAAGGTAGCACCTGAAGTTCGCTTGATTATGTCTCTGGGATTGTCGGCAGCTATGTGCCATGTTACGAATACGATGTTCAAGTCTCGTATGCCTGGTATGGATGATATTCTCCGTAACAATCCTGAACTGCGTCGGCAGTTTGCAACGGCGGCTGCCTCTCAGTCTGTCGGCCCAGGATTTGCCAACTTTGTGAATATGGGCATGGGTGGGGGCTCTGCTCCTCCTGCAGCAGCCTCCTTTGCCCCTCCTACAGGAGGGTTTGATGATGGTATTCGTGGAGCCGGTGGGCCATCGATGGGAACGGCTCGGCGTGAAATGAGCGGACCTCGTGGAGGCAATGTGGATGATATCCTCCGTTCACTGGATATGTCAGGAGAAGCCCTCCCCAATCGCTCCGTTCCTTCTATGGCCTCCACTGGCCCTTCCTTGAACATTCGTCCTGAGGATGCACAGAGTGTTCACAGCTTTCAGAGCGGTCAGACCACGGGTGGAACTCGTCGCGGTGGTCTGAAACGTTCTACGACCGTTCAGCCCGTTGGATCGACTCTAACATTGCATGTATAAATTCATTGATATTTAAAAATTTAATAAAACTTTGTTTAATTAAATTTTTATGAAAGAATTTATGTACGACGATTTTTCTTTGTTTTAGTAGTTTTCTTTGTTTTAGAATTATTATTAGAATTATTATTAGAATTATTATTAGAATTATTATTAGAATTAATCGAATTATTATTAGCTTTCTTAGAATTATTAGATTTAGTAGAATTATTAGAATTATTTAAATATGAAAAATTACTAAGAGCCTTTTTTGTATTAAATGCTCGAATGGTATCCAAATTAAGTTTAAAATCCTTTACCAAGTGTTTCATTGCTTTGATTACTTTAGCATGAACCGTAAGAAGATCTTTCTTGTGACGAGCATAGTCTTCATCGTTTACCATCTGAAACAACGCGTCCTTGAGGTAGGCCATCCCGTTAACGGTGGAAAGAGCATAGGAATACTGTAGATCCGGGTCTTCCAAGCTAACAATGCGTCCAATATGCTCCAACTCGCTTTCTGCCCATCTCATGACGCCCTGGAAGGTAGTATCGTAGTGGACCATTCTACCTTGGTAATCAATTTTGCAAAGTCCAAGGCAATATAATACGTGGCAAATGCACCACATATTCCAATCTCCTTGGACGTTACATGGATGACTCGGTGAATACCGACGCCAAACTTAAATTCTACAAGATCACCAACGGTAAACATTGTAGAAGTTATTCTTTTCTTTTAGTATAATTTGATTTTCAATTTTATGCAAGAGAAAATTTATTATAAATACCAATTTGTACTCTTATATCTTTACTAAAATTTGAAAGAGTTGTTTGAAGTGTATTTTTTAATTTTAAAAAAACACCGATATGTTCTTCAATCATTGTATCGGTACACATTTGTGCATATAATGGAAATGGTGACGCAGTTGATGTATAATCAAATGCTTCAATTACAATTCGGGTAGAATGTGTTTTCCAATTCTCAGATGCACATGTATAAAACGAACCTAATTGTTCAGCATATGTTTTTCCATATGTCTCATTTAAATTAGTAATTGCATCTTCTGATTTATATAAAATGAGACGAACGTTCTGTTTTTTTACATCTAATTTATATAATATAGGAAGTTTTTTTAAAAAAGATTTTATATTATTTATATTTGTTATAGTAAAATCAATTTGAGCGATTTCTCGAACTCCTTGAAGAATTAAATAAGTTTGAAGAATAATTTCACATCGAAGTGGACTCTCTTTTTTATTATTTGCGTATAGTTTTATAAGTTGTTGAATTGGACGATTTTTTCTTGTCAGCATTTCTACTTTTACGCAGGAGAAAGATTTTAATACAATTTCAAAATGTTAGACAAAAGTTTGCAAGTCTATTTTGCACCAGCTTTCTTTAAAAGACTTATAATTTTTTTATGACCACTACATCTTGCAGCTCTAAGAGCAGTCCATCCATTTGTATCTTTACTATACAAATTTGCACCTTTTTTAATTAAATGCTTTGCTATTTCAATATGACCATTTTCACATGCATATATAAGAGCAGTCATCCCCTTTTTATCTTGAATATCTAGACAAACACCAGTTTTTATTAAAAGCTTTGCAATGTCTGTATGACCATGTGAACTTGCATACATAAGGGCTGTACTTTTATGATTGTTTTTAAAATGTGGATTTGCACCAGCTTCAATTAATTGACGTGCTACATCAAGTGTACCATTATGAATTGCATGTAATAGGGCAGACCATCTGGTTTTATTTCGAATATCTAGACTAGCACCTTTTTTAATCAAACATTGTGCAATTTCACTATGACCAGTTATACATGCATTCATAAGGGGAGTATTTCCACGTCTATTTTTAATATTTAATTTTGCTCCAGCTTCAATTAAATGATGTGCAATTTTAGTATGACCATCTTGACTTGCAATGTGAAGAGCATTGTTTTCATATATATTTTTAATATCCAACTTTACACCTGATTTTATCAAATCACATGCAATTTTAGTATAACCATAGAAAGTTGCAAGTATAAGAGCCGTATTACCATCTTTATCTTGATAATTATTTGTCAATATACCTGATTTACCAATGAATTGTAGAAGTGATAGATACGGTTCTGGAATAGAAGATGGCATTTTACAAATAGTATTTAATTTTACTTTATATAGGAGAAAGATTCCAATAGGATTGAAGAGTTGTATGCAGGGTATTGGCCGCAGCAACGGATCCGTAGTGGGCCGAGATAGCATGAATACCACCGTACTGGCGGGAGAGACCTGCGGAGAGTGCCATTTCTGCCCAGGTGGTCCAACGCAGGGTAATGGAGTTGGTGGGGACGACAAGGGGTTGCACTTCGCTTGTTCCTGACACAAAGGTAAACTGACCAATAGGATTGGATTGAGGAGATAAAAAGGTAGGAGAGAGGAGGGAGAGATCGTTCATATAAATGGGAGCTGTGGTAGGAATAGCAGCACCGAACCAAGCTGTCATGACATTAGCAAAGGATTGACTAAACCCAGAATGACCAGAAGTAAAATCTGCAAACGGGGGGGTTACAAAGGAAGGAACTTGATAGGGCATCCAACTTTCTCCTTGGATGGGGGTACCATCGTATTTAGTAAGGGTTTGACCACGATACAACCTTCTGATTTCTTGAATGGGTCTAGCTTCCATGTACTGCGTTTTCAATGCCCATACGACTCTGCCTGTTTCAAACAAATGAATCGCAAGATCCAATCCTGAGAAGAAGAGGATATCAAGAGAAGGAGGTTGTGCTGTGACGAGAGTTTTCCAAAACCATACAAACATACCAGGGGGGCTGACGGTATAGGGTCCACCTGCCCAAAATTCAGCAGTTACTTTTTGATCATCCGTTAGAGTTGCGGTATATCCTACAATAGTAGAAATTTCCGCTTGACGGGCAGGTGTGTTATTTCCAGTATAAAAGGGAGTAGCGGCGCCTTGAATTGTTGTCATATCACTAGGAGTCAGAGCAGTGGAAGCAACACTTGCCCATGTATAGGTTGCATATTTCTGAATAGCGGTTCCAATCTTCAATCGTGTCCATTGATACGGCGCGGGAAAGGTTGCCGGATCGACAGTACCTGCCACATCCAACGATGTGGTCATGTTGGGAACTTGTGCAGCGGTTGGTTGCAATGTTGCAGCTGCGACGGATCCATCATTAGCTCGTTGGGTCCACCAAGTATTCCATGCGCTGAACCATGCATCACGATTACCTACAGAATAGACGGTGGCTTGAAGGGAGGCTTGGGTTTCAGGGGTTAGACTCAGTAGAGATTGTTCTGTATAGAGAAGAGAGGTAGAATCAAAAGTAGGTACCATTTGAGTTGTAACAGTAATGAGAATACGATTCATCCAGACAAGAAGTTGTTTAGGATCGGTAATGAAATATTGAACATTCCAGTTCCAATTATCTAGGGTTCCTGAAAGACGATTTGTAGATTGAACCCAATTGTAGCCTTGTGTAACGGAAGCTAAAAAGAGATAATAGAAGCGGGAGGATCTGGTGGGACCTAGATTGGTGGTAGCAGCATAGGTTAGAATAGCTTCCAAACAGGTGAGGAAGGATGATTTGATAGCAGAGAGATAATTGGGTTCGGGGGTTATTATAGGAGACATTCGTGCAGCAGTTTCAATGGCTCCAACATGTTGATGCAGGATTGTATCACTGGATTGTGGATTTCGTTGACGGGGTACACTTTGAGAAAATGCAAATAAAGTGCGATTTCGCAAATTGGTGAGACGGCTACTTTCGTCCATTCTACTCATAGGGAACTTTTACAATTTTATCCAACATGGGTTGATATTCTGCTACGTAGTTGAGATGGGATCGAACTTGACTGAGATTCTTTTCATAGAGAGTATTATGTTCTTTGGGAGGTTCGTGGGTTTGTTCACACCATCCTGGGATCATGCAGAAACTGCTCTTTTCATTAGCAAAGAACCAAAGGAGAGAAAAAATGGCGAGAGTTAGCCAGAAGGCCACTGCTAAATTTCTTGTACCGATAAAGATTACAACGAAGAGGATAAGGGGTCGAACCCACGAACTTTGTAAAAATCCTTCTTGTTGTTTGGTTAATTCTAATGGAAGAAATCGAGCACCCAAGTTCAATAAAATCATAAAGATACCAATTAAATAAGGATTTGAATTAAGACTGAAAAGAGTCATGGAAAGTGGATCAATTGTACCACCTACTTGAGGTATAGGGGGAGCAGGAACACCAGGAGGGGGGGGAGGAGGCATGGGAAGAGATCTTTCTTTTTTAGACCGCACCATTCTAAACAGGATATATAAAATCCTATTTAGAATTTAAATTTATTTTTTTACAAATTAAGCATATTTTTTAGTAAGAAGATGGATATCTGCTAACCAGAAGAAGACGATTAACACCCCTAACATGGCTAGAAGAGGACTATAGAAGGCTAACGCGACAACCGTTGCAATAGCAGCCAATCGTGCAGCCGGAGAATAGGCTGCACGACGAATTGATTCTTGATATTCTACTTCTATAGGAAGACTTGTTGTTAATAAAATAAGAACAAGGATGAGACCAATTGAAAGTTCTACCGCAAAGACCATATTCTACTTAGGCAGTAGAACTAGAAGATTCAGTTTGAACAGGATAGGTTGCTACATTCTTATCTTGGATACCCAAGGGAGTTTCTTTTAAAACGCGTTCTACGAACCATTTTTGTTTATCATTATTGATCCAGTCAATGGTACCGGAAGGGACAAATGGAACAAATCCTTCACTAGAAGCGGGAACTTTAGCTACCTCATGATGTGCAGCCCAAACACTTAACAAAAGTAAAATAAGAGAAACTGCTAACGGGATTGACTTGTATTCATACAAAGAAATTGCAATTAGAACGGTAAGAATAAATCCAACAGGATGGAGAAGGGTGGTTGAAATAACAGAAGGGAGTTTATCTGCTTGAGCAGCTCCTACAATACAAAGAATTGTTAAGAGAGTTGCAAAGGAGAGGGGAGGCATCCAAATGGGTGGCATATTCATAGCTCTTTCTGTATAGGGGATGGTTTACTTCTTCTCAGGGGGTAAACTAAGTTGGGGGTCATTCATAATATGATCTGGATTGAAGTCATCTTTGAATGGAGTATTAGGTGGGAAGAATCGAGATTTAAAATCATTTACAATGACGAGACCTTTTGAAAAATCAGATTTAATATATTTTAAAATAGTTTGATAAGCTAAAATAATATCTTGATTTTTTGGAGTGTCGCTAGTAGCGGCGATTAGTTTATCAATATCTGGAGCGAATCCTTCTGTAGAAACCATTTGCCACCGATCCATCCAACTGTAGACAGTCCACACACTTAGAATTGTAAAAATAGAAATTCCAACCAGTGTTTCCGTCTTCATTCTTTCTATGGAGAAAGAAACCTCTTCCAGGAATAAGGATGTGTTCGCTCGAAGAAGCTTTCCCCATTACGGATGGCGGAGAGACCAAAAAGAAAAAAACAAAGAAGCGCCCGTTGCTTCCACCACCGGAGACAGGCCCCGATCTTACTTCTTCTCCTCCATCAGATCCAGATCATTGGTCTCCTCCTTCAGAGCAATCAGCTTCCTGGACTGATTTTGCAGCTGCTCCCGATCCAGACTATTTTCATCCCGATTCCTATATGTTAAAAGCTCCTGAGTGGACGGATCAAGATTGGATTCAAAAAAAACTTCCTGAAAAAAATACGGAACTAGCTCCTACTCCCCAACCCTGGTTTGATTCTGCACCCACTCTCTGGCAAAACATTCCTACGGATTGGAAAGGAGGAGAAACACGGGATGCCGGATCCATGCAGCAATTTAATCGGTTAGATGAATTGCAAAGTCGTATTGATAGTCTCTTTGCAAGGTTGCAAGAAACTGATCGGGTTCGTTCCGAATCCAACCATACAGAAGTAATATTATTTATTCTGGGTGGTTTATTTTTATTACTAATTATTGATTTACTGGTAAAACAAGGAACCACTATTTCTTTAGCAGCTGCTGCAAATCATACATCTTTTCTAAACTCTTTCCGTGGTGGTCGGAGACGAACTGGATAAGAGATCACACTGTAGATACATTTTTAGTAAATCGATTGATGGAACATTATGAAATGTCCACCATTGGTGAACTCCACAGGCTTGATTTGATGTAATAGATTCTGCAAAATATTGTGCAGAATCTTTTAGTGTGGGAGTTTTTGCATTAATTGCAATACAGCCTTTTGAAGCATAACAATCTTGCATTGGAATTGATTCCAATGCTGAATCTTTTAAACTACAAATTTTATTCATCATAGATCGTTTTCGATACGTAAGTCCTCCTCCTCCTGGTTCTGGTATATTCCAACTCCATTTGGATGCAACATAATCATATTCTTCAATAGAGGAAGGAATTGGTTTTTTAAGATAACAATCTGTTTCCATTGTTATAATTGCATCTTCTTTAAAAATATTCCAAAAAGATTCTTTTTTGAGCATTTGATTATAGTGTGTTTTTCCTTCTTCGGCTGTCCCCATTGTATGAAATGCTACATAAATATGAATATTTGGAAGTTGTGATCCACATATATGCTTGATATACTCTAGATTTGCCTTGCTACAAAAAATATACATTGCATATCCACGTGCATAATAAGCAGCATTATGTAAACAAAATTCTAAATTTGGATGGCAGCGACGTTCTACAAACACAATAGCTTTATTAGATGTAAATGGAATAGGTGTTGTATTCCAAGAGTCTCGAAATACGGATCCATACAAAGAATTTAAACTTGCATATACAAATGGATCTATCTGACTGCGACGATAATGTAAATAAGATTCTGATGTTTTAAAATCAGATTTAGTTTGATGAATTGAATAGAAGATTGAGTGAAGTAATTGAGCGTATCGATTTACTTGATCTTCCATTATATATATGTAATTAAACAAAAGATACACTTTTTACGGATAGGGTAGCTCCTGGAGCACTATGCAGTGCCATTCCATGTTGTCCAGGAGTAAAATAAGTTGTTTTAATTTGGCTATCCATGGAAGTCGGAGTAGAAAGAGAGAGGGAGGGGGTAAAGGATTCTGTTTTTTTAGCCGGTGGGGCTCGTTTGGGAGCTGGTGTGGATCGGGCGCCACTAATCGTAGCCGGTTTGGTAAGGGCTTCTACAGCCGCCACTCTGGCCGAATCTAACACCTTGGCCCACGGACTCTCACGATCTCTGTAAAGTGTATCATGTGCTTTCCAACTAATGAAAAGACAATTGGGATGCGTATAGGTTACAGTATAGCCAACGTTGCGAAGATTCCACACTAAATAAAGAATGCAATCGGCGACATCAATCTTTGGTGTCCCTGGTATAAACTCGGGAACGATATATAATAGAGTACGCTCATTTTCAGGAATTTTTGAAATGGCACGAATTTTGTTATAAATTTGTGTCAATACAGAATTATAGATGCGAATTCTGGTTGCATCGCGTCTAGCTTGTTCATTATACAAGGTAGACGGGGGTAATAAGGGTGGTGTCAATGTGTTCATGCTTCTATTGATGGATAAAGGGATTCATCCAATTCTTTTCCCGTCTTAACAAAATTTTTAGTAAACGATGTTTTAAAGGTATCTAATTTTTCAAGAATATCTTTGATGCATGGATATTTATCTGCTATCAGTGGCAGTTTTTCACGATATAGTTCTTTTACATTTTTAAAAGTTGAAAGAGATTGTTGTTTATAATGATTATATAATATTTTATCATACTTGTCTTCGTGTGCTATTATCTTATTCCATCGTAATAAATTAGAAGCATATTCAAAATCTTTTACAATATAGCATCGAATATTATGATCAATTAAATAATTGTACATGTATTTATTGGTAAATACTTCATCAAATCCATAAGGAATTTTAGAATTTGGTTTTCCTCCATAGTATTGATTTTCTTTATTTAATTTTTCAAAAAACAATTTTAAATCTGGAGAAGGATCGGTTAATTCTTTTAAAAATTTATAAAACATTGTAATTGGAAATGTATGAAATGATAATATAGTTCCTGCTAAAATACTATACGAACGTCCATATAATTTTATTTGTTCATAACAAGAAAAAGATCTATAAGAGAAGGCTGCTCGGTATTTCTTCGCATCCGCAAGGATAGAAGGACTAATATAATAACTTGGAATATCAATATCACTCACCCAAACAGTTGTTAGACCGGGTTCAAATAAAGGTAGAAATCGTATATAAGCTCCAAAGATTCCTACATGCCACTGTCCATCTCGTAGTGGAGGATAATTGAAATAATAGACGGAAACAGTTGGATCATGCTTTGCGACGCGAAGTGCAAACTCCTTTCCACTCTCATCCGTATAAATACGAGTTTCAAATCCTTTTAACTGTTTTTTTTGATAAAGAAACTTTTGTAAGTAAGTTTCATATTTTCCTTTATTACGATACGCCTCTTTGGAAGTAAAGAAACTTACAGAAAGAACCTTTTTGGACGGGGTTCCTTGTTTTAAAATAGTTATTTCTAAATTGTTACGCGGCGATTTTCTCGTCTTCATTCCCTACTCTTACATATCTTTTCCATCCAGAATATATCGTTTTAGAAAGGATGATTTAAATGTATGTAATTGATCAATCATTTCTTGCAAACAGGGATAATTTGTAAGACCTTTTTCAAGATTGTCTCGAAAAATATGTTTTACTCTATGAAATTCTGATTTTGTAGGATTGTCTTGATACAATTTTACAATGGATTGTTCTTCTTTTGAGAGAACATCTCGTAATAAATGCCCAGCATAATCATAATTTTTATAAATGATACATCGTAGATTTTCATTCATAATATAATTATAAAAGGTTGTATTTATAAAATATTCATCGATTCCAAAGGGAACTTTAGAAGGATCTTTTTCTGGATTTGCTTCATTTAGTTGTTGAACAATTGATTTGAGTGCTCCTGATTGCAAATTATGTAAAAATGTAGTTAAAAGCGATCTTGGAAATATATAGGTTGATAAAATAATCCCTCCTAATATCGTATACTTTCGCCCATATATTTTTTTATGAATCTTTCTGTTTTTATTATAACACACAGAAGTACGAATCACCATATCGGCTTTTTCTTTTTTCGTTTCTGTAAGCAGTTTAGGATCGAGATGATATTGTGGAATATCAATATCACTGATCCAAGCTACCTCTACTCCTGGTTCAAAGAGTGGTAGAAACCGTGGAATCATTCCAAAAATACCAATATGTCCCTTTCCTTCACGAAAAGGTTTATAATCATAGTGATACACGCTAACGGTCGGATCCTCTTTCACTAACTCTAATACTATTTCCTTTCCAGAATCATCGGTATAAATGCGTATTTCAAATCCTTTTAGTTTCTTTTTTTGAATTAAAAATCGTTTTAAATGATCTATATAAAAATCAACAGATTTATAATTATGTTTCATAACAAAAAAACTAGCCGAAAGAACCTTCTTGGAAGGGGTTCCCTGCTTAAGAATTGTTATTTCTAATGGAGATCTGGGTGATCGTCGCGTCTTCATACTCCCTAATTAATCTTTAGAAACAAAAAGGATGAAACGATTGGTATTTGCGGGAGGAGGAGCTCGGTGTATTTCTTTTATACACGCATTAGCTGCATTGGATCCTATACTTATAAAAGATGTAACGGAATGGTGGGGAACTTCTGCCGGTGCGTTAATAGCAGCACTCTTATCAGTTCAAGGAGATTTGTCCATGATGGTTCATTTATCTAGTATACTAGACTTCCGACATTTTCGAAACATGGAGCTTGATCATATCTTTAATATGACTCATACCTGGGGATTAGATTCTGGTGAAGGACTCTTACAGGGTGTAATGGATATGTTAGAACGAGTAGGAGCAAAGGACTGGACTCTTTCAAAGGTTCCAGGTCTTCACATAATTATAGCAGATGTCACCAATAGTAAAACACTTGTCTGCAGTGCTAAAACGCATCCTGATCTTTTAATTGCTCATGCAGTTCGAGCCTCCATGTCGCTTCCCTTTTTTTACATGCCCTACCGTACTGCAACAGGTGATTTATGGGTTGATGGAGGAATTCGATGCAATTTTGCATGGAATTTGTTGACCAAGGAGCAACAGGCAGAATCCATTGGATTCTTTTTTGGAACACCGCAGTCCGGTCCTATTGGACAAACCCCTGTAAGCTTATCTCAATACCTCTTACGATTGATTCACTTTGGAGAAAAAACTACATTGGAAGGAAATTTAGTAAGAGTTCATATTCCCAATTTTCCAGCTTGGTTTGTTAATTTACAAGAAGAAGATCGATTGGAACTGGCTTCTTGTGGTAGAGCTGCAGGAGAAGCCTTTATGAAAGAATGGACTGTAAAAAGTTCATGTATCCCCCCTGATCCCGTGGAAACTCCCCGCCCATCTCCTTCACCAAATTCCCCTGTGCATCCTCCAAATGAAAGCTCGGGTACCCTGCTACATTCTTTGCCTTTGCTACATCAGGGTTTGCATCACAATCCACCTTTGAAATCTTCACAGAAGACCCGCCGATGGTCTGTGTAGTCCCCATGGCATCCCAATCGGGCATGGCCGTCTTGCAATGAGGGCACCAAGGTGCATAATACATCACAAAGCTATACGATCCCGGGGAAGCTGTTCCACTAGATGCAAAGCCTTCCTGCTTCATAGATGTTGTAAACCAAAGTGTGATGAAAAGAATTCCAATGAGAAAAAGGCCGTATGGACTTGTAAAGAACTTAATCATAGGTTGAACAATCCTTTCCATTCTAAATATGTAAAACATATTCAGAATAAATGGATCCCACCTGGACGGAAGAGGATATTGCACGGGCTCGAACCCTTGATCTCCGATGGATTCGATTGGGTGTAAGTCATGAAGATCGTGCCAAGTTAATTCCTGTTGTGGTCTGGAAACAAAAGTTTCCAGGTCTTGTCTATCCACCCGAAATTGAAGAAAAACTTAAAACACTTTTATTTGAATAATTTCTAGCCATAAAATAAATGAAACTCTGTTTTCTAGCAAAAGCGGTTATTTTATTTTCTATACTATCCGTAGCATTTGACACATATCTTTTTGGAGTATCAATTCCATCAATATTAGTAAATGTCTTTTACATGGGACTTCTTGTATGGATTACAAACTGGTTTTGTTATAGCCAAAGCTATAGTTGGGTGGCGTGGGCAATTGTTGTTTTTACATTTATTCCAGTAGTTATAATGCCTATTGTTATAAAATATCGCAACAGTGATCCCGAGATAAAACAATTTGTGGAAGAAGAAAGGACATCAAGGGGGCTGTAGAAATAGTAGCCCTTAATTTTAGTAATCTTTTACTAAAATAGGGATGGAATTGTATAGTGTAGAAATACCATCGGTGGCAATAGTACCGAAATTGCAATGGGGTGATTCCTATTTGGAAGTTTCATGTCCCAAACAGATTGAAGATCTTGTAAAACTTGATGATGAATTACGAAAACGTCGGCATCCTCATTTTTATGATTTTTATAATATTACGCGGCCAGGAGTATTTATATCAGTTTTTACCTCAATTCCACAATATTATAAAAAATTAGAACCTTCTGATAAATCCTCATCACCCTTTGAAAAATATTATGATGCGACAGAACTTCAATTAGCTACCTCCAAACGACTACCCATTGTATCAGGTCAGGCTCTTTTATTTCCACTTCTTTCTATATGCAATAAACCTCAAATTCGTATGTTAAATATTATTAACATGTTTCAATTTATAGATGCAGATGGATTACTACTCTATAGACAATCAAATTTAAATATTCACGTTACAAAAAGTGACGAATATCATATACTCGAATGTCCAGATATGAGAACATCAGAACAAGTACGATTAGAGGAGATCTTTCTAAAACCATTTCTAAAAAAACCATTTTTTTATGAAAAATTAAGTGGAACTCTATGTGATCGTGTTCTTACTGTAAAAGATCCTTATGATATTTTAATTATGAATTTAAATATATTTAAATATACAGAACGTACGTATACAGAATATCGAAATACACAATCTCATTTAGCAGTTGTCAGTCAACTCACAAAAATTCTTAAAAAAGGTGGAACGTTTTTATTTAGTCAGCATTTTACCTATTTAAAAATAACAAATGATTTTTTTCATATTTTATCTTCTCTGTTTGATTCTGTTAAAATTATAAAACCAATTAATAAAACATCAATACAACCTTATAAAACAGTGATATGTACAGGATTTCGAGCAGAAGAAGGACTTGAAGAAAAAATCAGAACAATCTATGAAGAATGGTTATCGCGCGATGCTTCTTGTGGACTAAGTATAAAAGAACCTTATATACAACGATTACTAAAAGGAACACAAGAAATTAAATCAATACAAACCATTCTTACACAAGATTTACTTCTTTCAATTAAAACATTTCAAACTATAGAACAACAAATTAAAACTCCTGAACAAATTCCAACTTATATAGAAGAAGCAAAATTAGAAACAAAACATATATATGACTTAATGAAAATTAATATACCAATTACACTTTTATACAAACCAACTGATTTAAAAAGTATGTTTCACCAACCAGATGGAATTAATATTATAGTAAAACGTTCTTCTAATTCTGATCGTCTTTTACATTCAGAATTCAATGAAACACGATCCAAGATTGAAATTGATCTTTTTACAATGAAACGTCAAATAGATTTTGTAAATAATTTAGAAGAATACAGCAAAATAACAGATTTGTTTAAGATTACAAATCGTGTATTGAAATATCCTTCACGTAAAATTATAGGGGAACCTGTGAGTCAAGCTTTTTTAAAAATGTGTGAACTCTTACATGATACTGAATTGGTTCGAAGTCGTAAGATTGATGTATTTCATTTGTGTGAAGCTCCTGGTCAATTTATTTTAGCATTTCGTCATTATTGCAAACATAAACATATCGATTATAATTGGACTGCTACAAGTTTAAAAAAGAATCCAGATGGATCTTCTGCTAATATTTTTGATACCTATGGATTAATTAAACGATATCCAACCCAATGGATATGGGGTGCAGATGGAACAGGAGATATTACGCATTTGGCAAATATTCGAGGATTTGCTAAAAAACAGTATGATATTGTTACAAGTGATTGTGGATGGCCCACACAAGACTTTGGATTTCAAGAAGAAGAACTTTTACAAATTAATCACGGTCAATTAACTGCCATGTTAATGTGTTTAAAAGTAGGAGGAAATTGCGTTTTCAAAACCTTCTTACCCATTATGTATCCATTAAGTCTTAGTTTATTTTATATTTTATATATTCATTTTGAAAAGGTTATTTATTTTAAAGGGATGTTGAATCCTAGTAGCAGTGAAATTTATGTATTGGGAATTAATTTTAAAGGACTTTCCAAACCAGTGGAAGATGCAATGTGCCACGTAGTTCAAAAATTTAATCCTGATCAATGGTTATTTAAAACTTTCGAAAAAGATTTTATTAAATTTCACACAGAGGCTATTCAAGCTTGTATAGAAAATACCAAAAAATCGATTATTCGATCGATTTTAATGTATCATTATTATAATCCGAAAGAACACAATGAACTTTTACAAAGGATTCAAAACAAGGAAGGATCTGCATGGATTCAAAAATATTTATTATTTGGAAAACGTTAACGAACACCACCTCGTTGATTTTTTATTGTATGTCTTGCTTTCTTTTTTATGGATCGACACGTTTTCATTGTATGGGAACGTTTTTTTCCACAACCGCTTTCAAACTGCGACAACTCCTTACAGAGATGATTGGGTGAATTATGTTCAAATGGTTCTGAAAGAGTTTTGCACATCGATTGTTCAATATGAAATAGCCATTTGGTGACTTGTTTTCTTCCTTTTTTTAAGGGAGGAGACGTAGTGGGCCATGCAGTTCTCCATTCTTGAAAGGGCAGAGCCTTTGGAAGAGCTGCCCAAAACTCTTTTAATTTACTTAATCGTTCTTCTTGTGTTAATTGATTCCAACGATTTTTTAATTCTAACGTGGGAAGATCCTTAGGGGCGCCTGGTAAGGGGGAGGAAGGGACTTGTCTACAGGGAGTTGTATAGGCAATAGAATACAAGAAATCCCATCCCACCATTTTACGGGCGGTGCAGGGGGCTTCCACCCACTCCTCATATTTCTGTTTTACAGACTCCCACGAAGGATTGGGTGCTGTAGGAAGTTTTTGATCTCGTAATTTCTTGTTTACTTGATTATGAATGCGAAAGATCCATTCGGGCACATCCTTTGGATCCGAGGGGATGGGATCTGCCGCATAATAATCCGCTAAACTAGCTCTACAAAATTTACAAGGAAGTACAAAGGGCAACAATTCAAAAAACTCATGAGATTCTTTCCGCTTTGCAGCGGCAATTAAATGAATTAATCTCCATCCACTTGGTCCCCAAAATCGAGTATCCATAGTCCCTACAGTATTCTTTGAAAAAAAATAAGTTACTATGAAATATAGTATGACAGCACCACCCCCTTCTGGAGCTATGATGATGGGAGGAGGACCACCTGTAGCCCCTGATACACGTCCTGCGAGATCCCTCCGGTTGACAAAATTTGATATGAGTCGTATTGCCGATGATTCTACCGTTCTTTTCATCGGGAAGCGTAATACAGGTAAATCTTACTTAATTAAAGATTTATTATGGCACAAGCAGCGAGTTCCCATTGGAACGGTCATCAGTGGTACAGAAGGTGCAAATGCTTTCTATTCTAAAATGGTTCCTAGTTTGTTTATTCATGAAGAATTCAATCCTGTCATCCTTAGCAATGTGTTGAAACGGCAACAAATTCTTACCAAGCAAATTATGAAGGAGACGGAAGTACGTGGTGCTTCTGCAATTGATCGGCGTACATTTGTCATCATGGATGATTGTATGTATGATAATAAATGGGTATCTGATAAATACATTCGTTCCTTGTTTATGAACGGTCGTCATTTTGGTATTTTGTATATTTTGGCATTGCAGTATGTGATGGGTATTCCGCCTGTATTGCGTGGCAATGTTGATTATGTATTTATTTTGCGTGAAAACATGGTAGCCAATCGAAAACGTATTTACGAACAGTTTGCTGGTATTTTTCCTACGTTTGAATTTTTTTGTCAGATTATGGATCAGTGCACGGAGAATTTTGAATGTTTAGTCATTCACAATGGTTGCAAGACAAATCGCCTAGAAGATGCTGTATTTTGGTACAAGGCCGCACCACGCCCTGAATTTAGGATTGGGGCTCCTGAATTTTGGACCAAATCAGCTGAAATGGAACGGATGAAGGAAGCGGCGGAAGCTGCAGGAGAGACGGAACCTCCTATTTCCTCTACCGATCTTGGACGATCCAAAGGACCTGTTATCCATGTAAAAAAATATTAAAAAATTGATTAAATTATATCTTAAGTATTCAACCTATAATTACAAAATGGCAACCGAAACTGCAAGACTTGTTGAAATGGCTGGGACGCAGCGACTTCCTGCTGATATGCGTCGAGGGGAGACTCGCGATGAATCAAGTGTTTTACGTGTCCTAGAAGCTGCTGTATATGAATATACAAAAGAAATTCCTGCAAAAGACTTGCATGACAAAAAGAAAACTAGTATAATGTATGAAGAAATTTCACGCATTTTAAATCAATTTGATTGTACAATGAAAAAAATATTTCAAGAAGCATGGAAAATTTTATTGTGTGGAGAGGGGATGGATCCCAAGAAACTTTTGGAAACAATTGCCTCTGTCACCTGCAATCGAACATTGCAACATTACATTACGAGTCAACTTCGAACTCCTGCTAAATACAAAGAAACTCTAAAGCGAATCTTGCATTTGGGGGGATCCTTTGAAAGTTTATTTGAGGAGGTTGGATTAAACACAGTTGAACTGGCTCAAAAGGCTCATCGAATTGCATCTGATGCAAAACTATGTGCTACATTAAATTATATGATTGATGCTGAAATATTTACTACAGATTCTGATGTAATTGTACAACGATTTTACAAATTAATTTCTGAAGTGCAAAATGATTTGAATCGAAATGAATATTATAATAAATTCTTACTAAAACTAATTAGTATGAAATCTATATCTCTTGAAATGATTACTATTTTAGTACAGGTGTATTGTTTCTTTGTAACAACTGAACCGATTCGAACAGTAGATCCACGTATTGCAAAGTATTTAGCTGCAAACCCAATTGATTTCTTTCGGCACCAAGTGCAGCACATGCCATTGAAGCTTCAGCCAAATTCTAATTTTAAACGGGAAGGATTTCGATTGGATTCTTGGCAGGAAGAGTCTCTTCAGGCCATTGATAAAGGTCATAATATTTTCATGAGTGCCAGAACTTCTGCAGGAAAATCGCAGCTTTCAACCTATGCGAGTCGTAACAACGACAAGGTATGGTTTATTGTTCCCACTGATCCTTTAGTGTATCAAATTGGAGGAATTAATTTAGCTTCTTTTATGGAATTTGAATTAAAGAAAGGAGCTGTTAAAAAGAATGTACGACTTGAAACTGATTTTATGAGTTATAAACGATTTTCACAGGTGGATAACATTATTGTTGCTACGCCTCATCAAATGGTTAGATTAATTCAAGAAAAGCAGGTAAAAATTCCCAATTATATTATTTTGGATGAATTTCATAATTTAGTTCATCCAACACTGGGTCCTTATTACGAATATCTTCTCAAATTTGCAGGATTTCACCGAATTCCCTTAATGGCTCTTTCGGCAACGATTCCTAACTTTGAGGAGGTGCGCGATTGGTTGACACGTCTTCTTCCAGGTCCTCTCTTTGCAGTGAATCTGCAAAAACGATTCTTTAATCAAAAGCGAATGACTTTTCGTGTAACCGAGGAGGGAGTGGAACTTACTCCTATTAATCCATTGAATCATATGACAATAAAACAAATTCGACTTCCTACTTTCCAACAAATTGGATTATATCCTCAAGAAATTCTCTCTCTTTATGAATCTCTTCCTGGTGTTCCTCGTGTAGATGGAAATATTCCACGATTAGTCTCCTTGGATGAAATGGAGCGACTCGAGCTTGATCTCTTTACCTATCTGAAAAAACAGGAAGATGTTGTTTTGGAAAAAATTATTTCTGATCATCCTGTTTCCAGTGATAATCTCACTCTTTACCAACTCTACAACTTTCTACGAGGAGTCACTATCAAGCCCATGATTATCTTTAAAATGGATTCTTTGGCTTGTTTCACTCTCTTTGCAAAGTTTGTGAAAATGATTCAAGCCTATAACAAAGCTGTCTACGGTGGATTTAATGGTGACAAACATATTATTAAAGAATATTTGGAAGAAGTTGATAAACTAGACGACTCTTGTAAAATGACCGTCTCTGAAGAAGAAGATATAGAAGATAAAAAGAGTGCAATGAAAGAATTACTCTTTAACTCCAAATACAAACCCCGTCTCTATGCCTTTTATGATACATTTCTAGAAGAAACTCAAAAAGAGTTTACAACATTTAATGAAAAATATGGAGCAAATCTTACGTATGAAGCTGTTTTAAAACTTCGGCAAAAACATGTTAGGAATGAGAAAAAGCATACGTATGAATCGATTTCGGTTCGAAACACTTATTCAATTCACCAAGATGCAATGATTGCTCGAACAGATGGATCAAATATGAAAGAGATTCGAAATAAAATTAATGATGAATTACTCTTTCAACTGGGTCAAACCTGTGAGTGGAAAGAATATGAAGATGAATTTAGTGACTTTAACAAAATTACTGTTACTCGTACTCGTTTAATTTATCGTCCCAAAGAACAAAAATGGGAAGAAAGGGAAAAAGAGACAAAAACAATTGGACACAAAACACACGAATGGAGCGTGAATCCTTATTCTTTTGATGATGTACATACTCTTCGACATGAAGAAATTGTTGCAAAGGTTGGATCTCAATCCTTTATTGCGTACAAATATAATTACAACATTGATTATGAGCATCCTGTACTTGTAGGGATTGAATGTGGGTTGCTCTTTTACAATCAGATGATGAATCCTGCATTAACACGTATTTGTCAACAACTGATTAGTAAACATCCACTGATTATTCTTTCGGATCATTCTCTTGCGGTAGGTATTAATTATCCTATTAAAACAGTTCTTCTATTGGGAGGATTGAAAGACGAACCTGTTGAAGAAATTGATAACACATTGGCCCATCAAGCGATGGGTCGTGCGGGTCGTCGCGGTCTCGATGCCGAAGGCATCGTAATCTATTCTGGAGTCAATATCACAAAGATTCTCACTCCAGATTACCATTTTGTTCGTCGTAACCCTCCAGAAGCGATGGTACCACTTCTTCCAAAAGAGGATGCATTTAAAAAATTTGTTCTTACGGAAGCCCTCTAACATCCATAGTGAGTGTAGTCACCACCGCTTTCGCCACGCGGACCTTTAGCGGCAACGCCCGTAGGCGTTGCCGCTAAAGGAACAGCCCTTTCCGCTACCCCTTGGGGTAGCGGAAAGGGACCCGAATCGCCCTCCCTGCGGTCGGTCGATCCGCTTTCGCTACGCGAACCCGAATCGCCGGATCCCCTACGGGGATCCGTCGATCCGAAGCCTCCTTCTCCACGAAGGGTAGCTCCTCCAGGAATCACTTCAACAATATGAATGGCATCCCATGGAAGCAAATCCGGTCTAGAGAGTTGACAAAATTTTTGATTTACATCCAATTCATATCGATCTGCATGGCAATCCAATGCGGCCATCAGAGGGCCACGGTATCCCGCATCAATTAATCCAACTGAATTTGCCAATCGAAGAGGAGTCTTGGAAATGGAGGATCTCGGTAGCATCCAATAGGCGCGAAACATAGCCAATCGTAGATCATAATAAGCGGCTCTAACACCAAATGTAAGTTTAGTGGGGGGACCTGATTTAAATTCGGTTTTTTGATTTGTAAATAGATCAAATCCTGCATCGCGTTCTGCATAGGGAGTAGCTAGATAAGAATCTGCAGCAGCTTTGTACAGCGATACCATCTCAGGATCCGCTTGAAGGTAAAGAACGTTCATTTTATAAATGACTGTTCTCTTTCTTTATATCATGGTTCAAGGATGAATGAATATTCGTCAATTTTCTTCAAATCTGTAACTTGGTGAATTGCACTTATACATAGTAATAACGATATAAAATTTGTATTTGTAATGAAGGTTAATTTTTCTGATGAATCCGCTTTAAACTGTTTATCTACTCTTACAAAAGACCATCGGTTAGGACAATGATACATTAATTTTAGAATTATGGAGTTATCTATAACAATAAATCTTGAGAGTGGTAATGTTGGAAGTTCTTTGAATACGATATACTCATGAAAATTCCAATGATAAAATGATGGAATAAAATATTTTCTTATTTCATCATCTATATTCATTTCTAATTTATGGAAAGAGTCGAAGAGACTGTTGCCGCCGCTTCTGCAGGAGGAGCAGCACCCGTAGCACCCGTAGCACCTGCTTCCCTCTTCCGCTTCATGAAGGGATCCTCTTCACCAAAGATTCCTGTAGGAGCTTCTGCAGCAGGTCCAAAGGTGGGAGGAGCAGCACGAGGCTTCGCCGCTCCAATGCGATCCCGCTTCATAGACTCATAAAACTCATCACGCTGTGACTCATTCTCCTTGTACTTCTTCATGAGCTGATTCAGCTGATCATCTGCATATTCTTGATCCTGTACTTCACTTGGCTCGGGATCCCAAGGAAGCCAGAAGCCGACCTGTCCTACATAGACGTTAAAATCAGGGTCTAGCTTCTGCAGTGTCTTCGCCCGTGCCATCCCCTCCGCATAGGTATCGTACACACCGCGTACCTTGAGCCCCCGAATTGTGGTGCGAAAGGCATTCTTGGCAAAGAAAGTTTCCTCCAGCTTCTTCCGATTTTTGTAAAGATAGGTGTCGTAGGCCTCCTGGATAGTAGTAGTCTTGAAATCGGTCATCTCTGCCTTCACGTGAGCCTCCAGATCCTTGGGTACATCGACGGTGAGATCCTTCCGAATGTCCTTCAATGCAATGAAGGCTCCGCTTAGATCCTCTACGGTGATTCCTTCCTTCTTCTCCCGTCCGACCCGCTCTAACGTATCCGTTGCCGTGCTTAGAGCCGCCTGGAGCTTTGCTACCTGCTTCATCATAAAGGTCTCCGTGGCCTTGATCTTGTACTGAATTTCATAATCCTTCAGAAACTCTGTGAA